AGGTATTGACGAAACTGACAGAAATACAGACACTCAGCACGACACTGCTGTGTAATCTGTTTAATATTAGAGGGGGCTATATGCCCCCTTTAATTTATACCCCTTATAATATTTAGGAGATTTATGGCTATTCATGATTTAACAAAAAAAACTAAAGCAAGTACAGGACAAAGAATTATAAGATTAGGTCCAGCTGATAATACTATGAGGGTTATTAAATTAGAAAGAAGACTTGATGACCAAGAAAAAAAACTAGATAAAATTTTAAATTTATTACAGCATGGCAACAACTTACCTAACACTGACAAACAAAGTTCTTAGAGAACTTAACGAAACAGAATTAACATCAAGCACGTTTGCCTCTAGCAGGGGTATACAAACTGCTGTTAAAGATTTTGTTAATAAAGGTATTAATGATATCTATAATGAGGCAGCTGAGATACCTTTACTATATGCAAGAACAACACAGAATTTAACTACTGGAGATAATGAATATGATTTTCCAGCAGACTTTAGAAAGATAGATAGAGATTCATTTACTATCGCACCAAGAGAATTAGTAACTAATGGTGAGTTTGCATCTAATATAAGTAACTGGACTACTGGTGATGGATCACCTTCTCATACCTCTAGTGGTAATGGTAGATTAAATCTAAATAGTTCAGCAGCGTATCAAGCTATTACTACAACTGTAAATAAAGAATATAAATTACAAGTTAGAGTTTTAGATGTAAATAGTTCTGGTACTGGATTAATTGTAAGAGTAGGAACTTCAGCAGGTGGAACACAGAATCTAAATACTACATTAACTGTATCTGATTTTGGACAAGGTGCTATATTAAATACTAGATTTACAGCAACATCAACATCTTCGTTTATATATCTAGAGGCATCTGGTGTACAATTAGATGTAGATTATGTTAGATGTTCCAGAAGTGATGTAACTAGACAGAAAGTTTTATATATATCATATGATGATTATTTACAAAATTATAAATCGATAGATGATAGAAATGATAGTGATGTATTTGGAACACCAGCTAAAGTTTATATACTTCCAAACTTTACAGCTTTTGGTGTAACTCCAATACCAAGTGATGATGAATTAACATTATCATATAATTATTATACAACACATACAGATTTATCTGCACATGGTGATAATATGAGTTTGCCTGATAGGTTTGCAGGATTAATAACTGATAGAGCAAAGTATTATACATATATGCTTAGATCAGATCCACAACATGCACAATTAGCAGATAGAGATTATCAGAGAAAATTAAGATTATTAAAAACAGATTATTCTACTAAGGCTGATTATATGAGATCAGATGTTAGAATATATAACGTAATGTCAGATAGATAATGCCAACTACAGATTTAATATCACCATTTGTAGTAAGTTGTGCTGGAGGATTAACATTAAACAAAGATGTATTCTCTATGCAACCTGGAGAAGCACTTATATTACAAAATTTTGAACCTGATATAAAAGGTGGATATAGACGTGTCAGTGGCACAGCATTATATAATTCTAATATTGTACCACAAGGATCTAGTAATAGTAGTCTAACTGTTGATTGTTCAATAATATTTAATGGTCAAATTATAGCTGCTAGAGGTGGTGATATACATAGAGGTACAACTAGTGGTAGTTTTACAACTCTAACAACTGGATTAGGTGATTCTACTAGAGCATACGATTTTGAAAAATTTAATTTTGATGGCACAGATAAATTAGTTATTGCTACAGGACACTCACCTGCACAGATAATAAATTCTAGTTTTGCAGTTGATGTTGTAAATGCCACAGGTGGAGGAACAGCACCTAGTAATCCTAAATTTGTAAAAGCATTTCAAAACCACATGTTTTATGCTGGTGCAACTAATTCACAAGAAGTTATATTTAGTGTGCCATTTGAAGAAGATAATTTTACAACTGCTAGTGGTGCAGGATCATTTAAAGTTGACTCCGCTGTTGTAGGATTAAAAGTATTTAGGAATGAATTAATTATATTCTGTGAGGATAGAATATATAAATTAACTGGAACAACATCTAGTAATTTTGCAGTACAAGAAGTTACAAGAAATATTGGATGTAGAGATGGTGGTAGTATTCAAGAGATTGGTGGTGATGTTATATTTTTAGCACCAGATGGTTTAAGAACTATCGCAGGTACGGCAAGAATTGGTGACGTTGAACTAGGATCTATATCTAGACAGATACAATCTAGAATTGATGAAGTTACATTAGATAGAATATCTTCTGTTGTTATTAGAGATAAATCACAATATAGATTATTTTATCCAGTTACAGCTAGAGGACAACTATCATCTAAAGGAATTATAGGTGTATTAAAAAATAATCCTAATACAGGTTCTATAGGATTTGAATATGCAGATATGGTGGGTATTAAACCTGCTTGTACAGATTCAGATTTTATTAGTAATGTTGAAACACAGGTATTTGGTGGTTATGATGGATTCATCTATAAAATGGAAACTGGTAATACTTTTGCAACAGGATCAACTACAACTACTATTCAAGCAGTATATAGATCACCAGATATGGTAATGGGAGATCCAGGTGTTAGAAAATATATGCAAAGAGTTAATCTAAACTACGAAGGTGAGGGAACATCTATTGATGCAAACTTAGCCCTTAGATATAATTACGATGATCAGAATAGTCCACAACCAGAAAAGATAGCATTACCTAGTGTAGGTGGTGCTGGACAATATGGAGCAGCAAGTTATGGTAGTTCATTATATGATGCATCAGGTGTTCCATTAGTAAGACAATCAGTAGAAGGATCTGGATTTGCAGTAG